ATTTTATGAAAAAATAAATAAAAATATATTAATTGTATTAACTTTATTAAAATCTATTTTAGAATTAATTCTTAAATTACTTAGTTTATTAGATGTATTGATCCAATCTTGTGTTCAAACAGATCAAATAAATCAAACAGACCAAATAGACCAAACAGATTTTTCTTCAGAATTAGCAAAAATCTCTTTACTTGAATCAAACCAAACCTCCCCTATAACTACAGATGTAAATGGATTTACAATGGGTGTTGAAACTGAACCACAAATATCAACATTATCTATAAAACGTAAAAGAGCTATAGCTACAAATAAACAAGGTATAGTAATGTTAACAGGAGAATGGTCATTTAGTTCAATTGATCAGATATTAATTGATGAACTAGTATTTTATATTCAACAAAATGATTTAAAAGCAGATTAACTCTATATTTATAAACATATGAAAACTACAGATTTTAAAAAATTAATTAAAGAAGCCGTAAAGGAAGCAATTCAAGAAGAATTAAAGGATATTTTATTAGAAGCAGTAAAATCCCCTAAACAAATAGTTAGAGAATCTTACACTCCTACTTCTACCCCTAATCCATCTTATGCACCACCCCCAATAGATTTTAGATCAAAATATGCTGAGGTATTAGGAGAAACAGCTTTAAGCTTTAATTCTCAAAACGCTCAATCCTTTACCCCACAAATAGGAAACCCAGTAAACGGAAGTTTAGGAGCTGGAGAATTAGGTATGGATCAAATAATGGGACTTTTAAATAGTAAATAATGGCGTTTAATCCACAAACCGTAAATCCATATAATTTAAATCCTAATATAGGAATTGGAATTAATATCCCCTTTAATTCATCTTCCCCCTCAGAAGCATTATTTTATTCCCCAAACCCAAATTCTATATCAGTTATAGATAATGGGGTATTTACTTTAAATTATAATATTAATGAAGCTATAAAAAATAATTTAATTAATTTTTTTTTAACAAATCCCGGAGAACTTCCCTTAAATCCTACTTTTGGAGGAGGTTTAAGAAAATTTATATTTCAACAAATAAATGAAATTACAGAAAATGAAATAAAAAATTTTATTCAAGATCAAATAGATAGTAAGTTTTCAATAATTAAAGTATTATCATTAAATGTTTTACTTGATCAACAAAACAACAATACTATAGTAATAGATTTAAAATATAAATCCCTTTACTCAGGTACTACTAATACTGTAACCTTTACTTTTTAAAAGATATGGCTAATTCAAATAAAGATATAAAATATACTAATAGAGATTTTTCGGAATTTAAACAACGTTTAATAAACTACTCAAAAACTTATTTCCCCCAAACCTATACAGACTTTTCCCCTTCCTCACCAGGAATGATGTTCATAGAACAAGCAGCATATGTAGGAGATGTTTTAAGTTTTTATTTAGATAATCAATTTCAAGAAACATTTATGCAATATGCTCAACAAACTAATAATGTTTTTGAATTAGCATATATGTTTGGGTATAAACCTAAAACTACTGGAGTAGCCCAAGTAACAATAGATTTTTATCAACAAATCCCATCTAAAAACGATGGTACAGGGACATATATTCCTGATTATGATTATGCTTTAATTATTCAAGAAAATACTATTGTGTCTTCTTTAGATGGGACTAGTTTTTTAATCCAAGATAAAATAGACTTTTCAACTACTAGTTCTCAAGATTTAACAGAAGTTTCTATTTATCAAACCGCTGGGGATATTCCTCAATATTTTTTATTAAAAAAAACTAGAAAAGCTATATCCTCCCAAATCAATACTATAAATTTTAATTTTACCACTCCCTCCCCCTTTAAAACAGTTAATATTGATTCCCCAAATATTATAAAAATCTTAGATATATTTGACTCAGATAAAAATAAATGGTATGAAGTAGATCATTTAGGTCAAGAAATGGTATTTGATTCTATTAAAAATACTAATATAAATGATCCTAATAAAGTAGATGACGTTCCTCTTTTATTAAAACTTAAAAAAGTTCAAAGACGTTTTGCCACTAGATTTACTTCATTAACAAATCTTCAAATACAATTTGGGGCTGGTTCTCCATTAGATACAGATGAAGAAATAATTCCTAATCCAAATAATGTAGGTTTAGGACTTCCTTATACTCAAGATAAAATAACTACTGCATATTCCCCAACTAATTTCCTTTATACTGGAACATATGGAATTTCCCCATCTGATACAACTTTAACTGTTAGATATTTAACTGGTGGGGGAACTAATTCTAATGTTCCTTTAGGAACTTTAGTTAACCTAAATAAATCAAATGCATTTTTTCAATCTAATAATTTAAATCCAATAACCTCACAATATATCTTTGATTCCCTCAGTTGCAACAACTCAGAACCGGCTTCTGGAGGTAAAGGAGGGGATACTTTAGAAGAAATCCGCCAAAACACATTATCCCTTATAGCATCCCAACAACGTTCAGTTACTGCTAACGATTATTTAATTAGAGTTTTAAGTATGCCTTCAAATTATGGATCTATAACTAAAGCATATATTGAACAACCTAAATTAACAAAAAATTTAAGTACAAACATCCCCACTTTATTTTTATATATTTTAACTCAAAATTCAATAGGAAAATTGGATTATGCTAACAATACATTAAAAAATAATTTAAGAACCTATATTTCTCAATACAGAATGATTGGAGATAATATAGAAATTAAAGATGCATATATTATTAATATTGGAATACATTTTGAAATTACTGTATTACCTGAATATAATAATAGTGAAGTTTTATTATCTTGTGTGTCTTCTTTACAATCATATTTTTTAATTGATAAATGGCAATTAAATCAACCAATTATAATGCAAGATTTATATATTTTACTTGATAAAATTAAAGGTGTTCAAACAGTAAAAACTGTATCTATAATAAATAACGCAGGAAATTCTTTAGGATATTCGCAATATGCATATGATATAGAAGGAGCTACTCAAAATCACGTAATTTATCCTTCATTAGATCCTAGTATTTTTGAATTAAGATACCCTAATCAAGATATTAAGGGTAAAGTAGTTCCTTTTTAATATTATATTTATAATAAAATATATCAATGGCTGTATATAAAATTTTCCCTACTCAAGATACTACTTTATATTGCTCTAATCCTTCTATGAATACAGGATTAGATGCTATATTAGAGGTATCTAATAAATTAAATTTAAGTGGATCTAATGAAGTAGCTAGATATTTAGTTCAATTTGATCAAGATGAAATTATAGATATATATTCTAATAAAATAGGAAGTAGTTCTTATAATATATATTTTAAAAATTTTATTGCTGAAGCTAAAGGAATTAATCAAAACACATCTTTAGAAATCCTTCCATTAGCCCAATCTTGGAATAACGGAACAGGATATACTTTTGATAATCCACAAACTACAGATGGCGCATCATGGACATATGCGAGTTATAATGGCTCAAACCCCTGGTCTACTTCGGGTTCATACACAAATGCTTTTGGACAAATGTCTTATACTAGTTCTTATAGCAACATGTGTGGAGGGGTTGGAGGAGGAAATTGGTTTTTTGATACTTTAGGAGATTTATATGTAGCTTTAGGATTTGTTGCTGGTGGTTTTGTTCAAGCTTTATTACCATTTAGTGGCTCTTCTGAAACACATTTTATTTTGCGTGATAATAAAGATATTGAAGCTAATGTAACTAATACTGTTAATGCTTGGATTTCAAGTTCTATTCCAAATTATGGATTTATAGTTAAATTATCAAGTTCATTTGAATTTAATTCAAACCAACATGTTCAACCTCAATTTAAATATTACAGCGTTGACACAAATACAATTTATCCTCCATGCCTAGAATTTAGATGGAGAGATTATCAATCGGTATTAACAGGATCAGCCACTAGCAGCATAGTAACCACTTCAGATATTAAAATGTCCCTTTCTCAAAACCCAGGTGTATTTTATCCAACAAGTATAAATAAATTTAATGTAAATGTAAGTCCTTTATACCCAAATCGTGTATATCAAACGTCTTCATTATTTACTAATTTAAATTATTTACCTACTTCTTCATAT